GGACAACAGAAGATGGAACAGGCTTCTGAAAGAAGGTTGGATAGTAGTATGGCGTGAAAGAAACAGGACGACGCAGAAGTATAACATATACAAAGTTTCGTTTAAATGTAAAAGGCTAATCAACACTATGTACAAGATTATGGTTGGCGAGGAAGATATTCCAATTAGTGAAAGACGAAATAAGATAATGCGTGGACAAACCTATACCGATAAAGTATTAATCACCTCTGTGTATAACGTAAACAAAGATAAAGAAAGATAATATGGACTATAAAAATCCTTTAAAAATGATAGACCCATTAACTGGTATGGAGATGACACCGCAACCCCCTATGCCAGCAAATCAAATGGGTACAGCTAAACCTGTGTTTAACCAAACTGCTCAAAATGTAGGTAATCAAGTATATGGAACACCTTTTCAAAGACAAATGTCTATGCCACAGCCACCTATGTTTATGAAAGATATTCCAGAAGGCAATGAAGGCGCAGGGCTTAGAGCTTTAGACGATAGTGTTGTAGAGCAAATGGGTTATGACGCTGCTACTAAAATGGTGTCACCAGTAGAGTTTCATGAAGGCGTCTCTCATGATAGAACGGTGCTAGGTCAAAAATATTCGCTAGGCGCAGAAAATTATGCTGATAGCGTAAGAGTGGCAAAACGCGAGCAAAGGTTTAATGAAATGATGAAACCTAAGATGAGGAAAACATTAGTTGATAAAAGTAGAGTATCAACATCAACATCTGCAAAGACTTCATCTAAAGCTCAAGAAATTCCAAAAATAAAACGAATAATAAAATAATTATGCACGAAAATATAAGTAAATTACTAGGTAAACCTACGCTAGAAGGTCAGGTAGGAGAATCACACGTTTGGGACGGACCACTAGATACTAGCGGTTTTCCAATGGGTAAAGGCAGTAGCTCTGGTATTACAGGTATGCAGGTAAAAAAATACCCATGTGAATATAAGAGCGGGCCAATTACAATGAGAGCAAAAGGATTTTAAGATGAGTCTTAACGATTTAAAATTATACGCTATTAATACAACTACGCTTGGTGTAACTACATTTGCACAAATAGAAATGAGTTTAAAAGTATTGCTTTTAGTAGTAACTATTGGTTACACTGTAAACAAATGGATGCAGCTTAAAAAGAAAAAATAATGTTTAAGTATTTTACTTACGAAGAGTTCGATTCGCCTGATGTGCAAGGTAGCGGGCAGATGATGAGTAAAAAGCTTATAAGTATATTAGATAGCATAAGAGAAGAGCTAGGCATGCCTTTGCGTATAACATCTGGTTATCGAACACCTTCACATAACGAAGCCGTGGGTGGAACAAGTGAGTCATCTCATTTAAAAGGACTTGCTGTAGATATAGCTTGCAGCAAAAGTAAAGAACGTTTTTCTTTGATTAGAGAATTATTAGAACACGGTGTAGACCGTATAGGTATTGGTGATACTTTTATTCACGCTGATATAGACGATGATAAATCACCTAATGTAATTTGGACATATGGCAACTGATAAGAAAACACTTAAGTGTAATAAACCTCGGCGTACGCCAGATCATAAAACTAAATCACATATAGTTAAAGCTTGTTCTGCAGGTAAAGAAAAAATTATAAGGTTTGGTCAACAAGGTGTTAGCACAGCTGGTAAAAAAACAGATGCTAAGTCTAAAGCACGTAGAGCTAGTTTTAAAGCTCGTCACGCTAAAAACATTAAAAAAGGTAAAATGTCTGCTGCCTATTGGGCTGACAAAGTAAAATGGTAATTATGAATAAATATGTTAAGGATATGATGCATGAGAGAGAGCTAATCTACGATGCAAAAAAGGCAATACACAAAGAAGATAAAAAATACAAAGCCGCTGGTCAAATGAAAGGATCTGCGCTACCCATGGGACACAGCCCTATGCATAAGCATTGTACTTCCGCTTTACGTTATAAAACTCCTATGAAAATGGAAAACGTAATTGATAGAGATGCTAAATCTTCTGGTAAAAACCAGTATGATAAATACGGAAAATAAATGAAATCAAAAGGTTTAGGAGACGACATAGCAAAGTTTACTAAAGCTACAGGTATTAAAACTGTAGTTGATAAACTTTCAGAGGGATTAAATATTCCTTGCGGTTGCTCTGCTAGACAAGCTTGGTTTAACGATAAAGTACCCTACAACAAATAATATGGCTTTTAAATTAACACCTCCGTTTTCAATAGACAATACTCCTGTTTATCACGTAGACATGGAGGACGGTGTTTTAGGAAAAGCTAATAACAACGGTACTATTATTATAAACAAAGATGTACCGTGTGGTAAAATACAAGAAGTTATAAACCACGAAATGATACATATAGACCAAATGCGTAGAGGTGATCTTGATTATGATAATAAAAACGTATATTGGAAAGGTAAAGTAATACCCCGCTCAAGTATTAAAGAAGGAGCTAAAAACCTACCATGGGAAAAAGAAGCTTATAATAAAACAAAATAAAACAAATAAAATGGCATATAAAAAAGGACCTGTAACTTTTATGAAAGGTCAAACAACAAACAAAGCTGTAGGATATATGGCAGAAGGATCAGCAGTTCATATGGATTCTGTAGCTAAAAAAACAAACTTAGATGAGTTTGGTAATCCAATACCAAAAGACTTTAAAGCTGACGCTGCTGGAGTAACAGGGACAGTAAGAAAAGTAACCTCAAAACCTATCACGTTTGGAGATCACGGTTATGGGATTGGTAATCCACAAGTTAGAGATGTTGAAGGTGAAATTATCAAACAAGCTGGTTCAGATCTTAGAGATATGCAAGATCCTACAACCTCTAATCCAAATTACACAGGTCTTATTCCTTCTAAAGAATTAGATGGGAAAAAATATATTACAACTTCAATTGATAAAAAATAAATGAAAAAAATTCTTCAATTTATAACTGGAGGTCTCATCAAAGATATAGGTCAAGTAATAGATGATCTAGTAACTACTGATGAAGAAAGACTTGCAGCTAAACAAAAAGTTGAAGAGCTGCTAGAGCAAGCGGATAAAGACGCTCAAGATCAGGTAACAGCAAGATGGGAGTCGGATATGAAGTCCGATTCCTTCTTGTCTAAGAATATAAGGCCAATGGTTCTTATATACCTTACCTTTATATTTTCTGTATTAGCATTTTTTGATGGTAACATAGGAGAGTTTTCAATAGCAGAGGATTATATACCTATATTCCAGTCGCTATTAATAACTGTGTATGGCGCTTACTTTGTGGGTCGTACGTGGGAAAAAGGTAAAAAAATAAGTAATAATAAGTAAAGTTAAATAACTTAAATTAAATTAAATGTCAAATTCAATTACAGCTGAAGAGCTTAAAACTATTAAAGAACAACAATCACAATTAAGTATTGTTGTAAATCAGATCGGCCAGTTAGAAGCAAACAAACATTCACTGCTTCATAAGATCGCTGGTATTAACGAAGGTATCGAAGATACTAAAAAACAACTAGAAGAAACATACGGAGCTATTAATATTAATTTAGAAGATGGTACGTACACTGAAATCGAAAAAGAAGAAGACGAAGGTGAACTAGCTGTAGTTAAAGCAGAAGACTAAAATGAATTCTGTTATAAGAAAAATCAGTATTGGTTCTGATTATAAAAACGATGCGATGCATTATTCAGTGGGTCAGCAGGTATATGGTGGTCACGAAATATCGCATATTTTATTTGAAGACCATGATAGTTCTTATAATATTCATATAAAGAAAAACAACGAGGTATTGCCATGGAAGAAATTTAATTCTAACATGGCTATATCTGTTGAGTATGATTTAGAATATTAATGAAAAGCGTATATAATTTTATTATAAAACCGGTTGGTAAAATTTATGATAATTCTATAAATGTAAATGGTAAAGAACTTTTGTTAAACACAAGTATAGATAAACATAAGTTTGTAAGTAATAGAGCTATTGTAGTTTCTACACCACTTGCTTTTGAAACACCTATAGAGGAAGGAGATGAGATTATAGTTCATCATAATATATTTAGAAGATATTATAATATAAAAGGTAAAGAAGTTAATAGTAGTAAGTTTTTTAAAAACGATCTTTACTTTTGTCAAATAGATCAAATATATTTATATAAAAAAATATACAAATGGCACGCGTTTGCTGATAGATGCTTTGCTATGCCGCTTGAAAATAATAATGATCTAGAGCTCGATAAAGAGCAAAAGCTTATTGGTGTATTAAAATACGGTAATAAGTCCTTAGAAGCTAAAGGAATAAACGAGGGAGATACTATAGGGTTTACACCCAACAGTGAGTTTGAGTTTATCGTGAATAACCAACGGCTTTATTGTATGAAATCAAATGATATTGTAATTAAGTATGAGCACCAAGAAAACCAAGTTGAATATAATCCAAGCTGGGCAAAGAGCAGTTGAGGAATTAATTAAGGTAGCTAAAGAACCTATTGTAGATTCAGATGATGACATCTCGGCTGATCGTTTAAAGAACGCGGCTGCAACAAAAAAGTTAGCTATATTCGATGCATTTGAAATACTTAACCGCATTGAAGAAGAAAAAAATATGCTTGAAGACAAGCTAAGTGATAGCAAACAAAAATCCTTTCAGGGTTTTGCAGAAGGTAGATCTAAGTAATGTACAAACAAATTTTATTTACTGTACTTACAGATCACATAAAACCCCACGTGCTTAAAAGAAATAACAAAAGCAAAAAGTGGGAGTACGGTTATAACAAAGAACATGATGTGGTTGTTATAAGTAAGACTGGTCAAATAGGTGAAGTATATGAAATACAAAACCTTAAAATAGCGTTACCACCTTTTAAAGATAAACTAAATAAGGATAAGTACAAATGGTCTAGAGAAGAATATCCTAAAGAATTAAATAAAATAAAAAGTGTATTTGAGTGGAATAAATACCCAGAGCACTTCAAAGAAAGATGGTATGGGTATATTGATGAAGAGTTTAAACGGCGTGACGAAGGTTATTGGTTCAACAATAAAGACATTGCTACTTATATTACTGGCACTCACTACATGTACTTGCAGTGGTCTAAAATTGACGTTGGGGCAGCAGACTTTAGGGAGTCAAACAGATTATTCTTTATATTCTGGGAAGCTTGTAAAGCAGACCAAAGATGTTATGGTATGTGCTACCTTAAAAACAGACGCTCTGGTTTTTCATTCATGGCATCGGGTGAAACAGTCAACCTCGCTACGATATCAAGCGATGCAAGATTTGGCATATTATCAAAGTCAGGGGCTGATGCTAAAAAAATGTTTACCGACAAAGTCGTACCGATATCTATCAACTATCCGTTCTTCTTTCGACCCATACAAGACGGTATGGACCGACCAAAAACGGAACTTGCTTATAGAGTCCCCGCGTCTAAGCTTACCAGACGTAAGCTTGATCAAGGTGAAACCGCAGAAGAAGTTGTAGGACTTGATACTACTATTGACTGGAAAAATACAGGTGACAACAGCTATGATGGCGAAAAACTAAAACTGTTAGTACACGATGAATCTGGTAAATGGGAAAGACCTGATAACATATTGAACAACTGGAGGGTTACAAAAACCACACTGCGATTAGGTAGTAGAGTTGTAGGCAAATGTATGATGGGCTCAACATCAAACGCTTTAGATAAAGGCGGTGAGAATTTTAAGAAATTATACTATGCATCAGATGTCACACGAAGAAACCGCAACGGACAGACTAGCTCAGGATTATATTCTTTGTTCATACCTATGGAGTGGAACTACGAAGGATTCATTGATACTTATGGACACCCTGTCTTTGATACGCCGACAAAACCAGTTGAAGGTTCAGACGGGCTTCAAATTGAAGTAGGTGTTATAAACCACTGGGAAAACGAAGTTGATGGTCTAAAAGGTGATCAAGACAGTTTAAACGAATATTACAGGCAGTTTCCTCGTACAGAGCAACACGCTTTTAGAGATGAGACAAAACAGTCTTTGTTTAATCTAACTAAAATATACGAGCAGATAGATTATAATGATGAGTCTGATAACTCTAAGTTAGTAACTAGAGGTAACTTTGTTTGGCAAGGTGGTATTAAAGATACTATTGTTAATTTTATGCCAAATAAAAATGGTAGGTTTCTAGTTTCTTGGGTACCGCCTGCAGAATTACAAAATCGTGTAATAATAAAAAATGGAGTTAAATTTCCTGGTAATGAACATTGCGGTGCTTTTGGTTGTGACTCTTATGATATATCAGGCACGGTAGATAACAGAGGATCTAACGGAGCTCTTCATGGGCTTACAAAATTTTCTATGGAAAATGTACCTGCTAATATGTTTTTCTTGGAATATATATCAAGACCACCCACGGCTGAAATATTTTTTGAAGACGTATTAATGGCTTTGCATTTTTATAGCATGCCGATATTAGCAGAAAATAACAAACCTAGACTTTTATACTATTTAAAACGTAGAGGTTACAGAGCTTTTTCAATGAACAGACCAGATAAATTAAAACTGTCTGTAGCGGAAAGAGAAATAGGTGGAATACCTAACTCGTCAGAAGACATTAAACAAGCACACGCTGCTGCTATAGAATCTTATATAGAAGATTTTGTCGGATTAAAAGAAACTGCATACGGTAATATGTATTTTCAAGAAACATTAGAAGACTGGGCTAAGTTTAATATAAACAATAGAACAAAGCACGATGCTTCTATTAGTTCTGGTTTAGCAATAATGGCGTGTAATAAAAACAGATATACGCCTATAAATATAGGTAAAAAAAATATTGTTTCTTTAGGTTTTAAAAAATTTGATAACCAAGGTAATATTTCAAAAATAATAAAATAGATGGTTTACACTAATGTTAATAGTTCTTTTCCAAGTCAGGTAGTACCAGACGTAGAGAAATCAACATACGACTACGGTCTTCAAGTTGGTAGAGCTATAGAAGGAGAATGGTTCCGCGGTGACAGAGGCTTAGGTGCTGGTGGTCGCTTTGGAAACAACTGGCAGTATTTTCATAATTTAAGACTTTACGCTAGAGGTGAACAATCTGTTCAAAAATACAAAGATGAATTATCTATTAACGGTGATTTATCTTATTTAAATTTAGACTGGAAACCAGTAGCTGTTTTATCTAAGTTTGTAGATATTGTTGTTAACGGTATGACTGATAAAGGCTATGAAATAAAATCATTTGCATCTGATCCTTACGCTTTAAAAGAAAGAACTAATTACGCCGCGAACATACTTAGAGATATGAACGCTAAACCGCTTTTAGAATCTATACAACAGAATCTTGGCATTGATCTTTTTAACACTTCTGATCCAACTAGTTTACCTGAAAGTAAAGAAGAATTAGATTTATATATTCAATTAAATTACAAGCAAGCTATTGAAATAGCAGAGGAAGAAGCTATATCTAACGTTTTTAATTATAATAAATACGAGGAAACAAAAAAGCGTTTAGCTTACGATTTAGCGGTTTTAGGTGTATCAGCTGTTAAAACAGATTTTAATTTAGCCAATGGAATTACTGTTGACTATGTAGATCCTGTTAATTTAGTATATTCTTACACGGAAGATCCTAACTTTGAAGATATATATTATGCTGGTGAAGTTAAAAGTATTAGTCTTGAAGAACTAAAAAAACAGTTTCCTAATTTAACAGATTATGATTTAAAAGAAATAGAAAAATATCCTGGTAATTCTAATTATACTAGAAATTACTATGCGCAAGATGATGATTACAATCAAATACAAGTTTTGTATTTTGAATATAAAACATATCAAAATCAAGTATTTAAAATAAAGCAAACAGACCAGGGTTTAGAAAAAGCTTTAGAGAAGCCAGACACGTTTGATCCGCCTGAAAGCGATAACTTTAATAGAGTCCACAGAGCTATAGAAGTTTTATATAGTGGCGCTAAAATACTTGGGCATGAAAAAATGCTTAAATGGGAACTTGCTGAAAACATGACAAGACCTTACAGCAACCAGACCAAAGTGCAAATGAATTATAGTATATCCGCACCTAGAATGTATAAAGGTCGCATAGAGTCGCTTGTAAGTAAATGCATTGGTTTTGCTGATATGATACAGTTAACACATTTAAAAATACAACAAGTACTAGCGCGTATGGTACCTGATGGTGTATTTGTAGACGTAGATGGTTTAGCAGAAGTTGATCTTGGCAATGGCACAAACTATAATCCGCAAGAAGCTTTAAACATGTACTTCCAAACTGGTAGTATTGTAGGTAGAAGTTTAACTCAAGATGGCGATCCCAATAGAGGTAAAGTACCTATTCAAGAGTTACAAACGTCTTCTGGTATGGCAAAAATACAAGCGTTAATACAAACGTATCAGTATTACTTGCAAATGATTAGAGATGTTACCGGGCTTAACGAGGCTAGAGATGGTAGTCAACCTTCTAAAGATGCTTTAGTTGGTTTACAAAAACTAGCAGCAGCAGCTTCTAATGTAGCTACTAAACATATATTACAGTCTTTGATGTATTTAACTATACGATCTGCTGAGAACATTAGTTTGCGTATTGGAGATATGCTTAATTTCCCTTTAACAAGAGAAGCTTTATTAAACTCTATAAATTCTTTTAATGTTGCTACGTTAACCGAAGTAGATCAATTGAATATGCATGAGTTTGGTATATTTTTAGAGCTTGAACCTGAAGAAGAAGAAAAGCAAACATTAGAAAAAAATATACAAATAGCTTTACAAGCGGGGCAAATTGGTTTAGAAGACGCTATTGACATTAGGCAGATAAGTAACATAAAACTAGCTAATCAATATCTTAAGTTAAGCCAAAAGAAAAAAAGACAAAGAGAGCAAGAAGCTCAACAAGCAAACATACAAGCGCAAGCGCAGGCTAACGCTCAAGCTGCTGAACAAGCAGCTATGGCTGAAGTTCAAAAACAACAAGCGCTTACACAGGAAAAAGTTAGTATTGAACAAGCTAAATCACAGTTTGAAATACAACGTATGCAGACAGAAGCTCAAATAAAAAGAGAGTTAATGGCTGAGGAATTTAATTACAACATACAGTTAGCTAGAGCTAGAGCTGATGTTGAAAAATCTAAAGAACAAGAAATAGAAAATCGTAAAGACGAGCGTGCTAGAATCATAGGTACGCAACAATCAGAAATGATTTCGCAACGTCAAAACGATGAACTACCTAAAAACTTTGAGTCATCTGGATTTGACTCACTAGGAGGATTTGGACTCGAACAGTTTGAACCTCGTTGAAAATAAAATCCTTTAATTTTATACTATTATATTATGTCAGAAGAAGTAAAACAAGAAGGAGAGTTTAAAATAAAAACACCTTCAAAGCCTAAAAACTTAGGTAAAGCAAGTAATGAAGTTACTAAAGTTAATATTAAAGAACCTTTAATAGAGACAGAACCAGAAGTTACTAAAGTAATAATAAAAGAAGAAAAAGATGCCGTTCAAACACAAGAGACAAATGATAGCAATGCTGTTATCGAAGAGTCCAAAGACAGTGGCAACAGCGAAGAAGTGGTTGAAGAAATACGGACCACCGGTGAAGAAGTAGAATCTCCTTTAACTGTTATTGAAAATAGTGAAGAAGAACAAACTGAAGTAACTAAACAAGTAGAACAAGCTGTGCAAGAGCAAAGAGTTCTACCAGAAAATATTGACAAGCTAGTTACTTTTATGGAAGAAACTGGTGGAACTGTAGAAGACTACGTTAGGCTTAACGCAGATTATACCAATGTTGATAATAAAACTTTAATTAGTGAATATTATAAACAAACTAAACCACATTTAGATTCTGAAGATGTAAGTCTTTTATTAGAAGACTTTGATTATGACGATGATATAGATGAACCAAAAGAAATACGCAAAAAGAAAATTGCGTTTAAAGAGGAGGCTGCAAAAGCTAAAGACTTTCTTGAAGGCTTAAAGAGTAAATACTACGACGAAATCAAGTTGAGACCGGGCGTAACTCAAGACCAACAAAAAGCTACAGACTTTTTCAACCGATACAACGAAGAGCAAGATGCAAATGAAGCTAAGCATGAGGTTTTCAAACAAAAAACTAAACAATTACTTAACGAAGAGTTCAAAGGTTTTGATTTTAACGTTAGTGATAAAAAGTTTAGATATGGTGTTAAAAACCCATCACAGGTAGCAGAGCAACAATCTGATATTTCAAATTTTATTAAGACGTTCTTAAATGATAAAGGAGAAATACAAGATGCTAAAGGCTATCATAAAGCTTTGTATGCAGCGCGTAATGCTGATACTATAGCCCAACATTTTTATGAGCAAGGCAAAGCCGATGCTGTAAAGGACGTTATGGCTAAATCTAAAAACATAAGTACAGAACCTAGGCAAGCTGCTTCTGGTGAAGTGTTTATAAATGGATTAAAAGTAAAAGCTGTTAGCGGTCTTGATTCTTCAAAATTAAAAATCAAAACTAAAAAGTTTAATTAATAAAAATTATTTAACATGGCTGGAACATTAACACCAGAATTTGGTACTTTAATACCATCTCAAAAACAACAAATTTTAGATAGCAATTATCTAAAGTTTAATGATGGTACAGGAAACGATTTTGCTCAGCAATATCTACCTGAAATTTATGAACAAGAAGTAGAGCGTTACGGAAATCGTACACTCTCTGGATTCTTACGAATGGTTGGCGCTGAAATGCCGATGACATCTGATCAAGTAATTTGGTCTGAACAAAACCGTCTACATATTTCCTACACGAGTGTCGCTGCTAACTTAGGTACAGCAACTCATCTAGACCTTACAACTGTAAACGGAACTACTGTAGTAAATGTAATTTCTATTAACGATACTATCGTTATTATTGACACTGTTACAGGTATTGAAGCTAAAGGTATTGTTACTGACGTTCCTGTAGCTAACGGCGGTAGTCTTGGTGATGCAGGGCATATTGCTGTACAGCTTTATGGAGGTTCAGATGTGCAAACAGTATTTACTTCATCTCAAACGTTGAAGATCTTTGTATATGGATCTGATTACACTAAAGGTACTACTATTGGTACTGGTGCAGGTAACTCTGCTTCACGTGTAAGCGTAACACCACAATTAACTCAATATAGTAACTCACCAGTTATTATTCGTAATCAATATGTTGTGTCAGGTTCTGATACTGCGCAGATTGGTTGGGTAGAAGTAGCGACTGAAGATGGAACTTCTGGATATTTATGGTATCTAAAAGCTGAATCTGAAACTCGTTTACGTTTCGAAGATTACTTAGAAATGGCTTTGGTAGAAGGTGAAAGAAATACAAACGCTGGTGCTGGAGATTATCAAACTGATAAACTTCCTGGTACTCAAGGTTTGTTTGCTGCTATTGAAGATCGTGGTAATAAAATGGTAGGATTTACTGCTGCTGCAGGTCTAGCTGATTTTGATGCTATCCTTAAAAACCTAGACACTCAAGGTGCTATTGAAGAAAACATGTTGTTTCTACAACGTCAAACTTCTTTGGACTTCGATGATATGCTAGCTGGCGTAGCTCAACAAGGTGGTACTGGAGTTTACAACGGTGGTAGTTCTTACGGTTTGTTTGAAAACTCTGAAGACATGGCGTTAAACCTTGGCTTTAATGATTTCCGTAGAGGTTCTTATGACTTTTATAAAACTGACTGGAAATATCTAAATGATGCATCTACACGTGGTGGTATTGATGGTATAAGCTCTGTTGAAGGAGTTCTTATCCCAGCTGGTACTTCAACTGTATATGATCAAATCTTAGGATCTAACATCCGTCGTCCATTCTTGCACGTGCGATATAGAGCATCACAAAGTGATGATCGTCGCATGAAGACTTGGTTGACTGGCTCAGTTGGTGGTGCTTATACTTCAACTCTTGACGCAATGGAAGTAAACTTCCTATCTGAAAGATGTTTGGTAACTCAAGGTGCTAACAACTTTGTTATTTTCAAAGGAGTGTAATCATTTAAGTAATACTTACCCTCGTTGAACTAACGGGGGTAACTATTACCTTTATTAATTATTTAATTTTATTATATCATGGCTAAAGAAGCTAAAGCAGTAGAAACAATTGAGGTTGCACCTCAAAAAACAGTTAAGGTTAAAACTGTAGAACAAAAACCAAATAAACCTAAATGGGAAATTAAAGATAGAATTTACTATTTAAAAGGTAATTCATCTCCTTTAACATTAACAATTCCCAGTAGGCATACTCGTAAGCATGCATTAATATATTTTGACAAGGAAACAGGTGTTCAAAAAGAATTAAGATATGCCACTAATCAAGACTCACCGTTTGTTGAAGAACAAAAAGGAGAGTCAACACTAGGGCATATTATGTTTAAAAATGGATCTTTACAGGTTCCTAAAGAGAATCAAAACCTACAAAAATTACTTTCATTATATCACCCATTAAAAGATAGGATATACCAAGAGTTTAGTGCGGTTGAAGAGGCTAAAGATCAGCTTGATATTATAGAACTTCAAGTCGATGCGCTTAACGCAGCAAGAGAAATGGACGTAGATCAATCAGAGGCTATAATGCGTGTAGAGTTAGGTTCTAAAGTAACTAAGATGAGTTCTAAAGAACTTAAAAGAGATTTACTTATATTCGCTAAGAATAATCCTAACTTGTTTTTAGAACTAGCTAATGATGAAAATGTACAATTAAGAAACATAGCTATTGTAGCTGCTGAATCTGGTATTGTAAAACTTTCGCAAGATCAAAGAACATTTACTTGGGGTAGCAATGGAAGAAAACTAATGAACGTACCGTTTGATGAAAATCCATATTCAGCAATGGCTGCATGGTTTAAAACAGACGAAGGTGTGGAAGTTTATAAATCAATAGAGAAAAAACTTCTTTAACGTGTAATAATATACAAGGGCGTGTAATGCGCCCTGTATATAAATAAAAAAATCAATGGCAATAAGCGTAGATCAAGTGTATAGAACTGTTCTATTAATAATGAACAAGGAGCAGCGTGGTTATTTAACACCTGATGATTTTAATAAAATAGGTACTCAAGTTCAACTTGAAATGTTTAATGAATATTTTGAAGAGTTAAACCAACAAACAAGAGTTCCTCAAAATGAAAACGAATATGCCGATAGAGTAAAAAATATAGAGGAAAAACTAGCTCCTTTTAAAACCATACCAACATCGGTAACTTATAATTCAGATTATTTTAATTTACCTACAACTTCTTCGCTAGTAGGTCAAGAACCGTTTACAACTATTAGCGGTCAACAAGTATATAACTTTACAGTTTTACCAGCATCAAGCGTTATATCAGGTACTATAGAGGCTTTTTTAAATGGCGTTAAAATTACACAGAATGTAGATTACACTTTATCTTCTGGTGGTAGTTTTATACAGCTTATAAATATTCCTCCAGACGGTGATACTCTTCAAGTAAATCTTTATCAAGATGATTTTTATAAAATTGGTACTGTAATTTATAATGATGAAAAAGAAGTAGAGCTAATAGAAAGAAACGACTTTTTAAGAGTTAACATGTCTCCACTAACTAGACCTACAACATCTTTTCCCGTATATATATTTGAAAACAATAAGCTTTATGTAAAACCAGTAAGTATAACTAGCGATATTAAAGTTTCTTATTTAAAGAAACCAGCTAATGTTAATTGGGGATTCACCTCTAACGGTGATGGTTATATATACGATCCGTCTACAACTGTTGATTTTTTGCTACAACCAACAGAACAAACTTCGGTTGTAACAAGAATACTTTTATATGCTGGTATTGTAATAAAAAACCCACAATTAATTCAAATAGCAGCTAGTCAAATTCAATCAGAAAAAGTAAACGAAAAAAGCTAAAGCATGTCACTACTAAAAGAAAACAATAGACAGTATTATGAAGGCGCTCAAGGTTTTCAAGGCGATGGGAATAAAGTTAGCTTTACAACTACTTTTAATACTGATTTAATATTTGGTGCAGCGAGTAACGCTGAGGTTAGTTACGGTTTAAATAACTTTAAATTATATTCAAGTGCAGCTGGTGGTCCTGGAACTTGGACAGAAGTGCTTAGCGGTTATACAGTCTCTAAAAACACTATAACTTTTGATGTAGCGCCAGTTGTTAATGAATATATAGTTGTACAGCTAAAAAAATTAGACGGTGGTAATTACGCTGCAACTGCTAGTGAAAAAGCTTATGGTAATACTGTTGAAGATAATTACGGTTCATATTCCTATGTGAAAATTGAAGACATTGTAAATAACTTTTTACTTGCTTATGTTGGTACTAACAAATTAATACCAAATATAAAAAGAACAGACGTTATATTTCACGCTAAAAGAGCTTTACAAGAATTTAGCTATGACACTTTAAAAAGCGTAAACTCTCAAGAACTTAGTATACCTAAAAATTTAAGTGTAGTTATACCACAAGATTACGTTAACTACGTTAATCTTTATTGGATAGATGACCAAGGTGTTAAACATATTATAATGCCTTCTAATAACTTAACAGGTAGCCCATACGAAACTCCCATACAAGACAATAAAGGCATTCCAGTTCAAGATAATTTCAACAACAATATTGAAGGTACTTCTTTAATAGAAGAAAGGTGGAGAGAAAATCAATTAAAAAATTTAGACGAAAATATTTTAGACAACGCAAACGGTAGTTGGGACTGGGATTATTACTACGGTTGGCAGTCTGCTGGCTACGGTCAATTGTATGGCATGGATCCTCAATACGCGAACGCGAATGGTTATTTTAACATTAACGACCGCGAGGGTAAAATATCTTTTTCTGCAAATCTTGTAGATAAATTAATAATATTAGAATATATATCAGATGGTTTATCAAACGATCTAAACACTAGAGTACCTAAAATGGCTGAAGAAGCTATGTATGCTTATATATCTCATGCTGTAATAGCTAGTAGAATAAATCAACCTGAGTATGTGGTACAAAGGTTAAAGCGTGAAAAAAGCGCAAAGCTTAGAAATGCTAAAATACGTTTATCAAATATTAAGCTTAATGAGATAGTGCAGGTTTTGCGCGGAAAATCTAAATGGATAAAACATTAAATTAAATGGCTGAAGCTAAAAATAATTTTCTAAAGGCAAAAATGAATCAAGACCTGGACGACAGGTTGTTGCCTAATGGTGAATACAGAACTGCTCAGAATATACTTGTAGGTAAATCTGAAGAAGATAGTGTTGGTACATTGGAAAATATTAAAGGTAATGAGCTTATAGCCTCTACTACAATAGCTGATGGCATTTATGGTAAAATGTATATCATTGGTTATTTAATGGATAGTTCTAAAGATCGCATATATACCTTTCTTACAGACTGGACTGGTGATGGAGAAGCGCCTGTTGACGCTAGCTGTTCTATTAGGTTTTTAAACGTAAACAACACCACTCAATATCAAACGCTTGTAAGTGGTAGTTTTTTAAACTTCTCTACTCAAAGCCCTATTATAGCTGTAAATCTTTTAGAAGATTTATTATTCTTTACAGACAATAGAAACCAACCTAGAAAAATAAACGTAGAGTTAGCCGCGAATGATGCTAATCATTACTACAAAGAAAATCATATATCTGTAGCTAAATATAATCCTTATCAATCTATATCACTTATAAAAGAGGAGATTGAAAGTGTTGTAGGTGTAACAACTACTACTGAGTTTTTAACAGCTCCTAATAGCAACATAACCGCTGGTATGACATTGCTTGGTACTACTACAGCTGGTGTTAATACAATACTTCCTACAGAATATATAAAGGTTATTAGTGCTGTTACAACTACTACAGAAACAACTATCACGATAGACAATGCACCTTCTACACCTATATCACAAACAGATATAATATATTTTCTAGCATCTACAATGACAGATCAGTCTAGTATTACTTCTTGGCCTGGTGATCCTGATTACTTGCAAGATAAGTTTGTTAGATTTGGATATAGATTTAAATTTGAAGACAACGAGTATTCTATATTTTCTCCGTTTACTCAAATAGCCTATGTGCCTAAACAAAATGGTTATTTTATAAACTCAAACGAAAAAGGCGCTTTTAATAGCACTATATTGGATTGGTTTGAAAATAATATTAATAATATAGAATTAATTATACCTCTTCCAGACAAAGCTAACAATATAGCTTCTTCTTATAAAATTTTAAGTGTTGATTTATTATATTCAGAATCAGACCAATCTTCTGTAAAGGTTCTTGATACTGTTTTTGTAAATGAAATAAGTAGTAGTTCTGCTGATAATACTTTTTATACATATTCATATCAATCTAGAAAACCCATACGTGTATTACCACAAGATCAAACCGTTAGGGTTTATGATAAGGTACCTGTTAAAGCTAAGACACAAGAAATAACTAGCAATAGAGTTGTTTATGGAAACTTTCAAACTAAGCATACCCCGCCTGATACAATAAACTATACTGTAAATATAGAGAAAAAAATAGCAAATCCTCAGTATACTAATTTTATAGAATATCCTAATCATACTATTAAACAAAATAGAAATTATCAGGTAGGTTTTGTTTTGTCAGATAAATTTGGAAGACAATCAGATACTATTTTATCACCAGTAAGTGAATCTACTGTTGGTGCTAGTAACTCTAGAGGTTCTACTATTTATGCTCCTTATATAAAAGACGAACCAGCCGGTTCAGGTATACCCGATCCAACGTATATGCCCAATGGTGTTTTAAATTGGTTTGGTAATTCTATAGTAATGCTAGTAAATAGCGCTATAACAGGTGGTGTAGGAGACGAAGCTCCGGGTTTATACGCTACTCAAATAGGAAACGGTTTTGATATTGAAAAATCAACAACCCCAGTTATAACTGATACTACTTATACTTTTATAATTTCAACCGTTACAGGTGCTGGGACATCGATACCTACGGCTAATAGTTATATGCGCGGTGCTAGTATAGATTACGTTGAGGTGACAGGTGTCACAGGTACAGGCATAGGTGGAGATCCATATGTAGTAACAACAGATGGAAGAGTTAGTGATATGTATTTAGCTGATCTTACGTTAGGCGCTAGTATAGCTGATATTAAATTTGCATACAATGAAAATGTTTTAGGTTGGTATTCTTATAAAATTGTTGTTAAACAAAACGAGCAAGAGTATTACAATGTGTACTCTGCTGGAGCTATGAAAGACATTCCGTTAATTTACGATGCCCAAAACCCAGTCCCGCCAGACGCTGCCAATCCAGTAAATCCAAGCACTTCGTTTATAACTCTTATTAATGATAACATAAATAAAGTTCCTAGAGATTTATCAGAAGTAGGGCCTCAAGATAAAACTTTTAGAAGTAGTGTTAGGCTTTTTGGTAGGGTAGAAAATACAACAAATGTATTTAGTAATACTGGTAACGCTCAGTATTATCCTGGTAATAAAAACTTTACAACAAACACTATAGAAGATTTGTTTGATCTTTTTGATGTTAATACAGTTACGCAAGGTACTGCAGGTGTGCCAATAACAGATCCAGCAAACCCGTATCATGGGTTTTTTAAATCTGAGTCAAATCCTTTTATTGCAGAATTTATAACTTCAAGTCAAACAGATGAACAGTTTGGTGTTTTTAATGAAAAAGATCAACAAGGAGACTATCAAGATATAGAAAACTTAACTATACTTGAAACAGAACCTGTGGTATCTGCTCTTGATATATATTGGGAAACAACTCAAGCTGGTTTAATATCTGATTTAAATTGGGATGTAGCTGTTGGTTTTGACGGTCCTGTAGCTATAAACCCTGTGTTTGTTTTTGAAGAAACAGATGCTATAGGCACCGCTGTAACTCAAGATTTTTATCCGTTAGATAGTTTAGGATCTCCAATAATCAATACAACGCCCGGTAATTTTGTAGTAACAAGTCCTAGAGGAAATGTTACAAATGACTTTGAATTAATACATCTACCAGGCGGAGACTATAGAATACAAAATACAGTAGGTTACGAATATATTAACGATAGTTCTACGCAAGATGTATTTACATTTAATATTACTTTTAACGAAGGTGGAAGTGGTAGTACTTGGGGTTCACAAACACTTTCTTTTACAGGTAGTTTAATAAACAACGATCCTAGTTTTACAATAGCAACTCCAAATCCTTATTATTTTTATGATGATACTTATATTGTTGGTCAAGTTATACACAACTTTGGAGCACAAGCTGATTCTGTTAACGGGGCAAGTATAGATACTACACAAAAGTTAGATTTACTATGGACAATATTACCAACTGGCAATGAAGCGGGTTACTTTGATATTGATGCTACTTCTGGTGAGCTTAAACTAACAACAGCAGGTTTAACTTCTGGTAATAATTCATATCCTATAACTATAAGATTAGAAGACGCTTCGCTTGATGGTTCAACCCCTGGCGCGGGCAGTTTATTAATTGATCAAAATATTACAGTTATAAAGGGTTATCCACAGAGTGATTCTTACGTATCTAGCAGGGCTAATAAAGCCTGGACTAGTTCAAGCCCGGATAAAACTAGCAATTGTCCTTCGGGAAACACCTCAACTTTTGATTACATATGCTGTTATATGTCTGATGGTCTTATAAGTAATAGCAATTTACCTAATTATGATAATAACGGGAATTTTCTAGCAATTGCAAACCCAACACCTTGCACCCCAAACCCTATAGGTCAGAATAGAGATGCTTATAAAATAGGTGATTCGCAGTCTATAGGTGAATTTGTTTTTGGTATTGAAGAAGCTAAAGTTACTTACTTTGCAGGATTGTGCCAACAACCACCACAAGCAACTACAATACAATCAATAATAACTATGCGTGTGTATCATACTACGGCTTCTAATCCTACTAGTAATGATTGGACTAGAGTGGCTGATATAAATGGTCTTGATGGCGATGTTAATGGTATTGATTATATAAGATTAAATCCTTCGTATTATGATAGTGCCGCTAGTGGGGCTAGTCCAGAAGAGAACACATATTTTGCTGGTAATATGCCGGGTAAATATGCTTTTTTAATTAAAATTGAAAAAATTACACTATGTGCTAATGGTGGAGCGAGCACATTTGATACAGTAATACAAACAAGGCTTAGAGATTTACATTACATAACTACAAGCCAAACTCAAGATAATTTTCAATTCCGTATTTACAATAACGGAGGTAACGGTTATATATCTCAAAGCAGCATTTGCTCAGTTCAAGATCTTTCAAACGATTCCACTTATGCAGATAATCCTTTTCCTGAATATATTAGAGAATTTTATAATGCATCGGATTTAGTAAATGTTTATACACCGCCAGTAGCTAATAGATTTTATCCAGCACTTTATAATCAACCTACAGCAGACATTACAGCTGCACCCAAATTAAATATAGATGGATTAAAAAATGAAACAGGAGGAGCACCATACGCAGCTATAATAGAAGGTTCACCATCAGGTGGTGGTGGTGTTGGTACTTGTAGTAGTTTAAACTACGCAGCTCCTAGATTTTACAAATTGTTTCCTTAGTAATAAAATATCAAAACAAGTGATTAATTATATATGGCAGCTACTATAGAAGTAAAATATTATAACTCTTTCTGGTTAAAGAAGATAGCTAGTATCACAGCTGTTGTGCCGGGTAGGCAAATTGCTGAAACCGTTACGCAAAACGGCGATACAATAACAATAACTTCTAGCTTGCCTGACACAGAAATGAACGTCGGACAAAGTGTAACTATACTTTTGTCAAATTCCGGCACATACACAGGTTTTATTACAGAAAGAATAAGTAGTACTGAATTTAAAGTATCACCGACGCCATCACCCGTTTTGTCAGGAAATGTTACAATAATATTTGGACAAATAGAAGATTTTACTAATATACCTAATGGTTACCCAGGTGTTGATGATGATGATTGGTATATAGAAGAAGCTAGAATACGTGGTGGTTATAATAACACATCTGTAGATTTTGGTATTAAAGCTTATGTTGTAGATGATGTTAAGCAAGGAGAGACACGAGCTAGTTCTTTAATATACTCTGGTGTATACAACTCTAGAACAGGTATTAATAATACAAATCAATTTTCTGTAGCTGAAGACATAACTAGATCTTTAGATCCTGCCAATGGTAGTATACAAAGATTATATGCTGAAAATACTAATCTAACTATATTTCAAGAAGACAAAGTTAGTAGAGCTCTTATAGATAAAGACGCTATATACTCAGCTGAAGGACAAGGTACTGCTGTTAGCACAGCTAATCTAGTTATTGGCCAAATAGTTCCTTACGGTGGAAAGTATGGTATATCAAAGGATCCAGAAAGCTTTGCTATATATGGATATAGAAAATATTTTACAGACAGAAGACGAAACGCTGTGCTTAGATTATCACGTGATGGTATAGAAGAAATATCAAGATATGGCATGACAGATTTTTGGCGTGATGAATTATCATCTATAAGCAGTAATGGTACTGTTGTTGGTGGTTATGATTTACATACTAAAAAATACGAAGTAAGTATATTAAAAGAAGGTCAATTCAGAGGATTAGATCCTTCACAAGAGGTCGATGATTATAAAACCTTATCATTCGACGAAAGTGTTAGAGGTTGGACAAGCTTCTATACATACGGTCCTGATTTTGTTGGTAGTTTGAAAAACGATTTTTACTCTATTAAAGATGGTAAAATATATAAACACTATTCAGAAAGCAATAACAGAGGCACGTTTTATAATTTGTCAACACCTGCAAATGTAACATTTATATTTAACCCTAATGTTTCTGTAGTTAAAAACTTTAACACTATAAACTATGAAGGGTCTAAAAACTGGGTTGTTACTGAGCTCACTACTAATGAAGATGTAGGTAAAAACATAGGTAGTTATACACTAGCCACAACACAGCAAGGTTTAGAAAACAATTTGTTTTCAAATAATTTTTTAAGAAAAGAAGATAAATACTTTGCTAATATTATAAATGCAACTCCACAAAATAACGGTGAAATTTTATTTGGTAAATCAATGAGTGGTATAAAAGGATTTTTTGCTATTGTTAAAATGACAGTCGGTGGTACAAGTCCTGGAGAATTTAACGAACTATTTGCCGTGTCAACAGAATACGTAGAATCATCATATTAAAAACTATGGAACATATATTAGAAATATTACATAATCTCTGGCACGGACCAGACGTAGTTGGACTAGACTACGGTTTAGCTCCATTAGCTATTGCTGGTATAGTAAAAGCTGGTGGTAGTTTGCTTGGTGGTATATTCGGTGGTGGCAAAGCTAGAAGAGCTGAACGGGCGGCACGTCGTGAAAAAGAAAGATTACAAAGAAAATTAAATAGCTTAGAAAATAACAGGCAAGCTATAGTTAACCCATACGCTGGTACAAAAGACTTGAGTGGCTTAGTTGAAGACTTATCTGGTCAGATGACTAATCCTTATGCTAATTTAGGTGTTGCTACACAAGCTGCTGAAATGCAAATAGAACAAGCTGATATATCTTTAGCAAACACACTAGATACTTTACAAGCTACAGGAGCATCTGCCGGTGGAGCGACAGCATTAGCTCAAGCAGCTTTACAAAGCAAGAAAGGCGTGAGTGCTAATATAGAACAACAAGAAGCTCAAAACGAAAAGCTTAGAGCACAAGGTGAGCAAGCGTTACAACAACAAAAAATATCTGAACAACAAAGACTTCAAGGTGTTGAAATATCAGAAGGGCAAAGAATACAAAATGCTCAAGCGCAAGGACAACAGTTTATGTTTGGTGCTAGAGAAAACAGAGAAATGCAACAGCTAGATAGAGTTTCGACTCAGTTAGCTGGTGCTGAAGCTAGACAAAGACAAGCTGCCGCTGATAGAACTAGTATAATGACTACAGCTATAGGCGGTATAGTAGGTGGCTTAGGTAGTTTTGCTGAAGGCGGTGGATTTGCGGGTCCTGCTAAATCTGGACCAGGCGCAGCGCAAAAGTTTTTTGGTGGATTTAAATCAAATATATAGTAAATAAAAATTATGAGTTATAGAAACCCACAACAATTTGTCGACAAACAGTCAGGTCAAGCGTATGTAGATCTTATAAAGACTTCTATAGGCGTAGGTGATGCTATGGCTAAAAGAGCTAGAGAAAAAGCTAAAGCTAACGAAAAAGAAAACTTACGTTTAATAAGAGAGCGTGAGCAAGGTGTTTTAAATTTAAGAACTGAATTTGCTAAGCGTAGTGGAGATAACTTTAACGCTGATGATTGGGAACCTATGGTACAGCGGTATGATATAATACAGCAAAAAATAGACAATGGCACAGCCACGGCACAAGAAAAGCAAGAGCAAGCAAAAATATTAGCCTCGCCTTATACCGCTAAATCACTAGGTGAAAACTTATTAAGTAATGCAGAGGAACTAACTAGTTCTGTTGCTAACGTGGGTAAACCAGGAGGATTTGACGCTAAAGGATCTTCACCTGAAGGTTTAAAAAATGCTCAAATATTTCTTGGGCAATTAGCAGGTGCTAACAATTTAACATTTGTAGACGGTGAAGCTGCTTTTGATATAAATGGTAAAGTACATACTGAAAGCTCTGTTAGAGAATTTTTAAATAGAGATCTTGGCGCAAATGTTCTTGGAAGAATTATACCTGATGAAGGTCCTAACTTTCAAGCTGCTCATGAATTTTCTTTAATGCCAGACCCAGGAGGTTCTACTGACCCAAAGAAACGAGTTATAAATCCTGCTTATCTTACTGAAATTGAAAAAAGAGAAGAAAAAAATGGAGATATAACTTATTATAGAACTCCAAATTTTGATTTATTGAGACAACCTGGAAATCCTGTAGGTGCTGAGCTTAGGGCAAATGCTGAATCGCTTTTAGAAATGCCTGGAAACAGCGCTGTTTCGATGTGGAACAATACACTTGACAATAAAGGTACTGATTGGGATTACGAAAATGTGTTAACAGATGATCAAAAGAAACAATTTGTAGAAGCTTATGTTGACTACGGTTTAGGTGCTAATTACTTTACACAAGAAATTATAGAGCGTACAGAGAAAGCTCCAAAACCTAAAGAACTTACGGCTACAGAAAGAAAACAAACTGAAAAGCTTAAGATAAGTAAACAACAACTCGATAGTATAAAAAATTTCCCTATGGAAATAAACGTAGAAGATGTGAGTGTTATAGGTAACAAAGGTACTAAAGATAAGTTTGAATTAATAAACAAGCTATCTCAAAATATGGTTAAAGATATCTCTGGTAAAGGCTTAAAGTTAAGACAAATTGAAGGTGGTGATGTTGAATTTCTTTTAGGTAGCACATCTATGGGTACAGCTTCTATAAAAGATATGACTTCAGAAGATGTAAAAAAGTTTGTGTATAAAATTTATGGTGGTTCTCCAAAAGAAATAGGAGGTTTTGATGGTAAAGTGTTACCAAGCCTACCTTCAAATCCATTGCTAAACAATTAAATTATGGTAAATACAGATTACACTTTTAATGGTGAACCAATAAGTGAATCTTTTGTTATTGAAGCTGCGGAGGTCGAAGGACTTTCTGTTGATGAATATGTAAATCAAAAAGATGGTTTGGAAACTGTAGAAGTTACAGAAGAAATACAAACTGACCCTGAGGGAAAGACAAACGGTGCTGTGGAAACGGATGCGGCTGTAGCACCAGTAACAACTCCAAGCAGAGCATCCATGATTGTAGATGCTCAACCAGAGAGTACGGTATCAGACTCGGCAGATACTTCTGGGGAATTACAAGCAAATGATCAAGGTTATTTTAGACAAGAAAGAAAAAAAGGTAGATCAGCTGAAGACATAAGGCAAGATGTATATAATGCTTCTGAACAAATAACAAAACCTGTTAGAAAAGTAGACGATCAAGGTGAGTTTGTTTACGGAGATCAAAGAGACTTAAACAAACAGGTTGCCGACTACAACACGGCTTTAAATGATTTAATAAATGCAAAAGGCCAGTTTGAAAACTTTGCTGATTACACTCAGGAAGAAAGATTAAATTTAGTTGATAAGGTAATAGCTAAACCTAATTACAATAAAAAAGTTTATAACCAAAACACAGATACTTACGAAATAGAACCTACTAAAGAATTTGTAAGTATGGTAGAATCGCACATGCCTAGCGATATGGAAATGTATGATACTCCTGAAGAATGGGCACAAGCATTAAACCAAGGTAGATCGCAGGCGTTTAGTAAAGATCCTGTTATGCGTACAGCTTTAAATGCGCAAGTAAAATTAAACGCTGATAAAGTAAATGAATATCAAGAAAGCTTAAAAGATAAATATGATTTTTCTAATCCTGAAACTTTTGAAGCAAACCTAGCGTTAGCTAATTCAGATGTAGATAAATATATACAAGAAGAAATTTTAGTACCTTTTGAAAATTCTGATTTATTTAAGTCATTACAAACTCAATACTTAGATGTTTCTGAGTCTATATTAGCTGATAAAAATAAACAATATGCTAGAGCTCAACATTCTTTTTTAGATGAAGGAGGTTTAAGCGAGTTTGCTTTAATCGAAGGTACTGTTAAAGGTGTTAAACAAATGTCTTTAGGTTTTAATCAAGCTGACTTAAGTAAGTTTCATGGACAAGTTGCTTCTATTAATAGTGATATTAATAAACTTCAAACAGAAATAGACAGTGGTAATTTAACTTTAGATTCTGAAATTACAGATCCTTTAAACAGGCGTATGAAAATTACAGTACGTGAAAGGTTAAATACTTTAAATGATAGAAAAGACAATAGAGTAAAAAGAATAGTAGATAAAGTAGGTAAAATATCAGAAAAAGAAGAAGAGTTAGGTTTATTTAAAGAAGCTGATTTTGATAACCTTACTTTTGAAGGGGCTATGATAGGATTAGGTGAAGCTTTACCACAAGTTACAGCGGCTGGTTTGACAGGTCTTGTAAGTGGTGGTATGGGTCTAGCTGTTATATTCGCTCAAGAATATGGTGGTAATTATTACGATGCTATTACTAAAGGTTTAGAACAAGATGGTATAAAACCAACCACTGAAAACATAGCTAAAGCTGTTGAAGAAGGTAACTACGCTAACAGAGCAGAGTCAGCTGCTTTTGCAGCTCTTCAAGCTGGTCTAGAAAGAGTAGGTGCAACTCAAGTGATGAAAGGTTTTACTAAAGGTATAGGCCTTGGCACTGACTTTAAAAAAGCAACTTCATCTTTATATAGAGGTGAAATGAAAAAATTTGCTACGCAGTTACCTAAAAAAGCTAAATCAGTAGCAATGGGTGGTTTTAGCGAAGCTCTTACAGAAGGCGCACAAACTGGTTTAAGCCAAGTGAGTACAGCGGTTCAGCTTGATTTACCTGTAGCTACATTTATAGATCCTTCAGAGATCAAAACAGCAGCACAACAAGGTGGTTTAGTTGGTACTATATTACCGTTTAGTGGTAGAGTTGCTGGTCAAAGTGGCATAGAGCTTAGGGCTATGGCGAGAGATGTATCTACTAAGTTTAATTTAAGAAACGCAAAGCAAATAAAACTTGTTGACGGGTTTTTTAAAGAAGCTGAATCTAGCTTAGCTGGTCTTAGAGATCAAGGTGTTATAAGCAAAGAAGAATATAGCGAGCAATCACAAGAACTTGCTAACGCTCGTAATACTGGTATGAAAATACCTGAATATTTTTCTACTCAAGATAAGCAAAGATCTTATGATCTTATATTAGAAAGAGAAAAACTTGAAAAAGAAGTCAAGCAAACAGATAAAGCTCTTGCCGTTGAACAGTTAAACAACATAGAAACAATAAACGAAGAGTTAAATAGAATAGCTAGATCAGAACAGCCGGTTGCTGAAGCTATAGCTAAAACTCAAAAAGCTAAAACAGCTGCTGGAGCTGACGTGATAGCAGAGCAATTAGGTATTAAACCTATTGAGAGATATCAAACTCAAGAAGAGGTTGACGCTAGAAAAGAACAATTAAGAAAAGAAAATAAAAATCTTAATGTATCAGCGTCTGCTAGTTATGGTAACGCTTACACTTTAGATGATGGTTCTACTGTTATAGTTATAAATGAGCAAGTTGCAAAAGAAGATAATGTTTATACAACAGATCAGCATGAAGTATTACACCCTTTAACGCGGCAGACCTTTGCTAATAACCCAGAAGCTGCTATAGCCTTTGGTAAATCTTTGTTAGAAGAATTAAACAATAATCCTAAAGTTAAAATAAATAATCCTGCATTTCAAAAAAGACTTTTAGACTATGTACGAGCCGGAAAAACAGAGGCTGAAACAATGGAAGAAGTTTTAAATCTTACAAGTGAAGCTCTGTCCGATGGAAGTATAACTATACAAGAAAGTACATTGGTTAAAATAGGTAACTACGTGCGTAAGTTTTTAAGAGATGCTGGCGTGTTGAGTATTAAATTTAATTCTGGTAAAGATGTATTAAGTTTTATTAGAGACTATAATACTACTATAGAAAAAGGTAAAGGTTTAGGTAAAGCTGCTAAGGCGGTAGCAACTGAAGGGGCTAAAGGTAAGCTAGTAACAGAGACTACAACTGAAACAACAACTGGTTCAACAGAATCAGCATCGTTAAGAACACCTAAAGGACAAGAATTTATAAGCTTAGTAGATGAAGGTGTACTTACTAATGAAAGTTTAGTTGATGTAGTTAAATCTCCGTCATCTACTCAGGAGGATAAATTTGGTGCTATTGAGGCTGTTGTAGAAAAAAATTGGCCTGTAATAAGTAAGGCAGTTAAATTTAATCCAACAGGTAGTATACCTATGGATGCTGTTAAAGAAGCTGTTACAGAACAAATTCAAGGTATATTTCCAGGCAGAGGCACAGCTTTATTTGATACTTATAACCCCGAAACTTCTCAAGTAAATACTTTTATAGGTAGCACGTTAGGGCCAAGACAAGCTGAGATATTAGAAAGAGCTCAGACTATAGGTGGTAGAACTCAAGCTGCTGATATAACAGAAGCTAGAGGTATTGCTGCTGAAGAAACTTCTACACCACAACAGAAAACAACCACAAGAAAGCTTGTTGATTCTAGAACCTTTGGGCCAGCTGCTAGTGTAAGCATAGATAATATTGTTACAATAAAACAAGGTGAAAAGCCTTCATTTAGAGAGCTTGCTGAGCAAAACTTAGATGAAGTTTCTACTAAGGTGTTTAATGTTCCTGGTAAAAAAATACGAGGCAACGCTACATTAACAGATGCCGAGGCTAAGTCTTTACAAAGATTATTTGTTGATCCTAATAACGTTAGAAAGCTAATTAAAACAATGCCACCATACAATGTTGCTGGTAGTGAAACAGTTATAAACGAGCAAGGAGAAACTATAGACGTTTCTAGAGATGTTAAAGGTAAATCTATAGGTTTATCAAGTAAGTTTATTAAAAAATATTATCAGCCTGTTACTAGAGCAATACCAGGTATATCCAATGCTAAAGGTAGAAGCTTAGGGTTAACTACACAAACACAAGTGTATGAGCTTAAACCTGAGTACACGGGTAGAATTAGTAACGAAGTAGTTAAACAAATACAAGATGATGTAGGTGTCACCGAGTCTGGAGTACCAAATCAAAAAATATCTGCTGAAAACAGAAGCAAGTATGGTACTACTTTAACTGGCTTTTCTAAAGCGTATTTAGCTAATGCGATTAATGCTGCTGGTAGAGGAAAACAAACTACTAAGCAACAGCAAGCAGATACTGGGGCTGGTAAATCTAGAGATGCTGCTTCGCTTAGAAGAGTTAGTCCAAATGTTTTTATGGGTCAAATAAACACAGACACAGACTTTGCTTCATATAATATAGATTACAACAAGACTTTAACAGAAATATTAAAAGGTACTGGTGTTAAAAAAATAAACATGAAGACACCAGAAGGTAGAAAAAGATTTCTAAAATTTGCTGTTGATAGTGGCTTTACTAAAGAAACACCACCAAGTTTTTGGAGAGCTTTAGCTTTTACAACTGAAAACGCTTTAACGCTTCAAGATATTAGAGATTTAAAAGAACAAGGTCCAGAAGCTTACAACACGGTTTTTACAGAGTCAGATATTTTAGGTGATTTAAGAGAGTACACTGGTAATTTACCTTTTAAAAACACTGAAGAAGCACAGGTGTGGATTGATGAAACTGGTTTAGAAAACTTTGCTAGTGAAAAAGATTCACCAGGATTTGCGGCTATGCTTAAAAAAGAAGGGGTTTATAGTCAAAAACTTAGACTAGATAAATCTTTAAATGATCCTGTTTTTGTTCAAAGACAAGATGATTCTATAGATCAACTAGGTAAGTTGTTTGAAATATTGCAAAATAATGTAATGAGAAACTCAGACGGTACTATGAACTTTGATGGAGTTGCTTTTACAGGTGCTTTACTTTCTTCTAGTTCATATGGTCAAGGTCATTTCTTAAGAACAGCAGCACCTTATAGATTTTACGAAGAAGGTTACATGGACACTGGCTCAAGTCAAAACACTTTAGAGCATACGCTTCCAGCTACAATTGTTGGTAAGTATTTATTTGTTCAAGCTCTTGATGGTTCTGTTAGTAAAGCTTTTGAAGGAGTAAGAAAAAATTATTTTCAAGGACCACTATCAAAAACAAATGATAAAAAACTTAAAGGTATATCTGATATAGATGAAAAGTTTTTTGATTATATAGATCAAACGCCTCAGGGTTGGATGATAACAGACAATATTTGGGCTAGATATTTTAACATGGATGTAGCTAGTAATAGGTTTGGAATAGATCCGAACACTATAAAGCTTACAGGTGGTAAAAGTGTTTTTGATATTTATAATGTTGACGCGACTGGTAGTAGAATTTCTGATGTTGGAAATTTATCTAGACAAAAAGCTTCTGTAGTAAATAATTCTAAAATAATTGGACCTACTAGAGAAAAATCAAGTCTTAGAAAATCAATGCCTAACACGTTAGATAACATGTCTAATCTAGACGCTGATGCTAAACAAGCTAATAAACAGTTTTACGATAGTCTTGATCTTAACAAAGAATTTAATGATATACTAGAAGTTAAAACAGGTATTGCATCTGAGAAAAGATACAAGCGTGTTAAGGCAGAAGTAGTTGGAGCTAACAAAGGTAGGTTCCAGTTCTTTATACCACCATCAGCTGAAGACTTT